CTCGTCGTAACGGATGAATGCTCTATCGTCTTTCTGTAGCGAAACACCCGTGTACTGGGCGATAACCATCGACTTAAAGCCTGTTGCCTTAAGACCGTTTGCCCAGATACCACAAATACCCCAAGTAGATCTGATCGATACGTTGAAGACATATGGAGATGCAGATTCTACACTATCAACTTCTGCTAGTGTCTGTGCGTTAGCACCTAATGTAGGTTGAGATACTGTCTCACCAGAGGAAATACCTGTTCCAATTGCACTGACAACGAACGGAACTTCGTAAGTAAACTTGCGGGGATCATTCTGGTCGATCTCCTTGACGGCAAAGATACCCTCAAGAACGTCATCAATTTCAGTGTTAGCAATAGCAACGAACTGACCTTGGAAATAACCATGGTCAACCTTAGTTGTTACTTCAATCTCAGCGGTAGAAGCAGGGATACTAGGATCAGTGGTAGCATCAGTTAGCTTCAGACTTTCAATAACTCTACTGTCAGACAGAGGTCCAACAATTCTGTTTTCCTGAATGTTAAAGTCAAACTCGCCAGGATCATCGATTGTAGGTTGATAACCAGCAAATGCCTTAGCAATCTTTCTGTAGAATAGTGACAGTTCTTCCTTGTCAGCGTATTCAAAGACTGTTAGTTTGTGGTGAGAGTAGTTAGGTGCAGCAAGTTTAGTAAAGTCATTAGGATCATAGTAAACCTTACCAGTTCCTTCTGCAGCATTGTAGAGAGGAGATTCAGATGTAGTCTGACCATCTTTGATGGTAAACTGCCAGAAGTAACAACCACCAGTTACGTTAAAGATAGCAGAGCGAGGAATTTCGTTCTCGGTTGTTGCAGGATCGGGAACGTATAGAGGTCTGATAGTAGTTCTTCTTAGGTCATAACCTACGAGAGAAGAACCTCTAGGGATGATAGCACCACCCTCAGTGTTGTTAAACTTGTAGAGAACGTTATCTGGGTTAGAGATATCGAGGATGCTGTTATCAGTCCAAGCATTAGTATTCTGGTCGAAACCAAATTCAGCAATATTAGTAGTCTCACCAAGACCAGGACGGTTATCAATGTAGTGAATACCAGGCATCAGCATGATGCTGAACTGGTCAAATCTATCATTGCCAAAACCAGGCAGATACGAATATCTCGCAACTTCTAAAAATGCACGCTGAATACTCTTAAATGGCG